TGATTCATCTATATTCGCCACCGGGAAAGGGAGCGCACCAACGCAAGTAACTATCCCATCTGGGGATGAAACACTGCTAACGCTAACCTTCCCTTGGACGTGGACCACTCTGCCAATTTTTGTATATGCAAGCGTATCCTCACTTGTATCAACTGTAATAGTCCCGCTAGCCGATGCTGTAAAGGTTACCTGATAGGTTCCTTCCTCATAATCATCAAGTGTATTCGCATCAGCACTCGCATTCTGGGTCGCTGGGAATTTAACTTGCCCGCCCCCCGCAACTGGCCAATCCGTCCCCGCATCGTCCGTGTAATACAAAGCGGATGGGGTATCGGACTTAACCCATATTTCCGCCTTACCCGCTGCCGGGGTTTGGATATGATCTGCGGATTCTGTCAGCACAAGCCCACTAGACGAATCCAAGGCCGCGATGGTTAATGTCTCATTTCCCCCATCCGATCCTTCTGTGAGGGATATATTATCGCCAGCCACTAATTTGCCATTTAAATATCCAGGTGTGGTGTCATTACTGGAAACGCTCGCTAGCTTGTCTGTATTTGTGCTGGTTAAATCAGCAGGAGACATGGTATCTATAGTCCACACCGCCCCGGTATCGGCATCAGCCGCCGCTTCTGTGGGGTAGAGGGATATTTTATAGGCCTGGTCGATATGAGGGATAAAAACAGACCCACCGTTAGAAGGATTCCCGTTGGAGTCGAGCACAACATCGGCCAATGTCGTCCCGCCAGTAGAGTCTGTTGCCATGTTGGTATTTGTGCTGGTCCCGCTTTCATAGAACTTCAGCACAGCCCCAGTATATGGATCTCCATTGCTATCGACGTATTGCGGAACAGTGAAACTAATTGGGAGCCATGCCATTATTTATTCTCGCTTAATGTATCAAGTAATCCGGTCAAAGAATCTTTATTGTCCTGAACCAGAATAGAAAAAGCTGCTGCTGCTTCAGGAGATAAGGTTTTGTTAATCTGAGCTGACAATTCACCCGTTCTGCGGATGTTCTCAAGAATCAAAGCTGTTTTAGCCTTAACCCTTGGCGCGCCTAATACCGATGCCAGCACGCCCGCAGCAGTGCCTGCCGGACCGCCTGAAGCACCACCAGCGGCAACTTTAGCGGCAGTGTCGAGGCTTATAAAATTCCTATTGTTTAAGCGGCTTACAGCGCGTTCCAGTTCGTCACCCAATTCCAGCAAATTCCCTTCCCTGCGGTTGATTTGTTGAACAGCGGGATCTATGGTTTCGAGGGACTTCTTGCCGCCGCGTATGACCGCCTTTTCTGCCTCGGTAGTCCCATATTGAGCAGATAATTGATTTACATCAAATTTTAACTGCTTGTAAGCACTGCGTTTTAAGTCCTGCACCTCTCGGGGGGTGAGGGTTTTCTTACCTATTTTTTGTAATTGTGTATAGAAATTTTTGGCCACTTCATCGATTTGGGACAGGTTCTTATTGGCCCGCAGATTAACTCCGCCTAAATCATTTCTCAGTTGTTTTAATTCAGTAAACAAAGCCTTTGCGGGGATCGTCTTTCCTTGTGCGGTGGCATCATCAATAATCTTGTTCAGCCCCTTATCCAGTTTCGCCAAAGTAGTCCCGATTTTCTCCAGCCCTTTAGTTGTGGGCATAATCCCCTCATCAAGAGCAGTCCTTATCATGTTTGCTCTTTTCCCATCCGGCACGCTAGGTCGAATCTTTATTGAGGTTTCAAGCATGGACTCCGGGAGGGCTTTAGGAATGGCTTTACCCGCCTGGATAAGACCTTTCAGGACTATTGGAGTTGCTCCACCCAGTAATGCGCCTATCGTTCCTCCCTTAATGGCTTCGTTTAATGTTTCTTCGGAAAAAAGATTCTCAGCATCGGCGTAGCCTGCTCCAGCCACTGCGCCGATTGCAGCGCCCGTTTCTGCGCCTTGCACAATCGCCCCGCCGAGTGATTTGGCCCCGGCTACCTTGCCGCCACCAGCTAAACCGCCAGTCGTTAGACCACCGGCCAACTCAAGACCCAAAGCTGTTCTTGGATTTTCTTTCTTGAATGCGTCGTTTTGCTCTCTAAATGATTTCCGCGCATCCATCATTAACTGCCCAAAGGTTTTATCAGATATGAACGGCGCGGCAACAGCAGCAGCAATAACAGATTGAATCTCGTCAGCAAAACCTAAAGTAGCACCTTGGAGGAAAGACTGAGAACCGCCACTAACGAGACCAGGGGTATTATCTTGCTCGGTTTGGGTAAAAGGTTCAGGGGTAAACTGCCCCTTTCTTTCTACAGTAAATCCTTCTGGGATGTTAGATTCTATTTTAAAGCCTTCGGGTATTTTGGTCATTGCAATTCCTGCCACTGCCCGTTACGCAAGATTAGTCTTTGCTGTCCATTGGTGATAATTGTCCCCTCTGTAACGGCTTCTTCTTGAGACTTCCCAACTGGATCACCCGCTTCGCTTTTGGCCTTAACATGTTGTGCCCAATCTGCCCGGCTATTTCCTTGCTGTAGATACACGGCCATTTCTCTAAGGTAATTTCTAAGTTTCTTCTGTGCGTCTATTTTCTTATTTGCCCAATCCACAAGCGCCGGCCCTTCTAAACTGGTCGGCAGGGCCACGCTCTTGGCTAAGTCTAATTCTCCTTTGCTCAGAGCACCAAAGGTCGTCGCCTGAACAATATCCAGACCCAATCTGCCTTGTAGATTATCCAGTTCAATAGAGGCTTGTTGGAACGATGGGAACCTGGAAATAATCGGGCCAGTATTCGCGCCGTCCCCCACTACCCTAACCACTTCTTCGAGATTGGCGATATTAGTATCAATTTTAGGAATGGTGTCGAAAGCATCCCCAGCCGCCTTAATGGCATCCTTGACAATCTCTTTATTTCTAACCTCGCTAACACTGATATCCGAGAGTTTTTGTTTGGTGTCGATTTCCATCTGCCGGGCGGCATCAATGGCTTTTTGAGCTTCTTCGCCCTTGAGGACTTTATTGGTAGAAATATCTTTAACCACGACCGACCCGTCATCCAACGACTGAACGACAACATCCCCGAAGACCTTGGTCACATCCGCAGCCGAGGGCTTGCCGTCTTTGCCCAGATCGATGCCTTTTAGAAATTTAGTTTGCTCCAACCCCGTCAACTCACCTTGAAGGACTTGAGCAAATTGCTGTGGGTTCTGGTCTAAAAGATTGATAAGGTTTTCAGTATCAGACGAGTCTATACCCGCTTCATCCAATTTAAGCTTTCTGGCCTGTAATTTTTCCTTAGCCCCGTTTAAATCACCACCATATAAAGATGACCTCACTCCCACAAGGTCATAGGCATAGTCTCTCATCGAGTCTTCTTTGCCTTTCCGGCGGATCTCATTTCTAGCCTCTTTAATCTGCAAATCCGACAACTGGTTTTGCTTGTCCAGCCTTTCGGTCTGGTTCATCAACTGCTTGCCGCGAATCAAATCACCGCTAAAATTGCCGAAGCTCGGCCCCTTACTGACAAGGGGTTGGGCCAACGTATTAAGATTGAACGCCATTACAACCTCGCGTAGTCCACGAATTGGACGCCGTTAACGTGGAAGTGATCGACCTCATCCGCCATCGTGCCGAATTCCAGTTTTTCAGAACCCTTGTAGCGGAAGAAATAACACGGGACATTTCCAGCCTTGCCAATGTAGTGAATGTCTTTCTTGAAGCGTCGGTCGCTCAAGGCCAATGCCCCCAAAGTGATGCCCGTTGAGATCAGGTTATTCCTGCTATCCCGGGACGCGGCCTTATCGGCCCTGCGAGTGTTTTCAAGCCCTAAAATACCCGCTGCCTGGGTTTCGCCACCTCTCGCGGCAATATCAGCAAGATTTAAAGCACTGGTTGCGCCGATATTCGCTTGCCCGGTCGAAGCATTATAACCGAGATCAGCAATTCCAGACCTTTGATTGATATTTTGATTTACCAAATCATTCCCCAAAAGAAGTATGCTGTTCTGAAGGGCTTGAGCCGTCCCGCCAGAAAAACCCTTACCCGCCGCGCCAGTCTTGTTGAATATCTGCCTGGCGGCATCCTGTGAGAGCGCTTCGAAAAAAGGGTTTTTTGTAATAAAGTCATTTTGGCCCGTTGGGGTCAGAAGATCCTGGATTTGATTTAATTGCTCAAGACCTGCTTTCCTGTAAGGATCGAGTTTTGCCTGTGCTTCAGACGAGCCCTGTTCGGTAATCGAGGTGGCTTTATCCAGTCCTTGTTGAATAGCCTCGGCTGCCTGCGTTTGCGCACTGGGTTTTTTTTGCTGGTTGTTAACCGTCTGATTAAAAAAACCCGGATTGGTTTGGTTGAATAATTGGTTGTATAAGGGGTTGTCCCGGTTATTAAAACCACCACCGCCTTCGCCTGCCATAATAAGCCTCTAAACTGAAATAGGTAAAATTGCCGATGTGGCCACCCATCGCGCCACACCCGAAACTGTAATTAACACATCATTCCCATCCGTACTAAAAGCCACCGTCCAGCTCCCGGATTGTACGGAATGGATTGTAGTCGTGGAACCTTGCTGGACCGCCCCGCTAGAGTAGTAAAATGTCCCAGCCAGATGGAAGCTCCCTCGGTCACTAGATGACCCACCTAGAACCTTAGTGTCTATGTGATAGACTTTATTCGATTCAAGGGTGATTCTTTGTAAGTTAGTGGTGGCGGTTGTGGTTGTTTCTAACTCATCAGCAACCTGGATACTCGTGGTCTTATCCGTTCCATACCATAAATCAAAAACAGCATCCAACAAGGGTTTGATACCGGGTATTTTTAGATTAGTCGGGGGTTTTCTAAAGTCCAATTTCGTAATCTATGTTAGCACCGCGTATACCGAAAAAAGCATTATCCGCGGCCTTTAATTTAAAAGTGAATTCCTCTGCCCTTCCGAGATTGTTGTAGATGACCCTGTTTTTAAACTCCCCCGACTTCCCAATGGGTGCCCATCGCTCCGTTCCATAAGTCTTACCGCCATTGGTTGAAACTTGAAGCATAAGCCGGGGATTGGTTTCCGACAGATTCCCCTGCCCTTTTTCAAGAACAATCTCCAATCGATTTAACTCGATCGAACCGCCCGGAACGCCTAATTTATCCGCTGTTAAAGGCGAGGTGATTCTCTCTCTCGCGATTTCAGATCCATTTTCAGTATAAGTCGATTCATCCCAGTCAAAAATATCCCCACTACTGTAATCAGCCACCAAATGCTTGCCGTAAGCATAAGCATAGGAGTTTGCTATATCTCTTCCTGTCGTTGTGGTACTGGAAAGGTTAAACCACTGACCTGTCGCTTCGGAATAAGCCCAGGTTGCATTTTCAGTTGGGAAAGTCAGATGAAAGAAATTCTGCCCTTGCTTGGTACAACAAAAAGCCTTGGCATCGTCTACTGTGGTGTAGTTTTCAAAATCATTTGCCAAACCCACATTACCCACAGGCTCAAGACCCGGAACCCTGTAAACTCGCCTGTCGTCAGCCAGCCAGTATAAATATTGATCATTATTGGCTATTGCCGTTCTTGATGCTATCCCGATAGTGGCAGAAGCTTTAAAGTCTACCGGCGGTCTCCCCACTCCAGAGACAAACCATTGCTCCAAAGTCGTTGTCCCAAAAAGATATAGCTCTTCCTGGAATGCATACCCTCTAATTAGATTATCAGCAGCAGTCTCGGCCCTTGCATAATCTAATGCATTAATATCAGAGGCATCGGCAAAAGCACTAACTAGAAACCTGTCCGCATCGCCTCCATAGATGGCGAAGTTCTTCAAAACCGCCACCCATTCCGGAGATTCAAATACAAGGTCCGTTAATTGGGTTAAAGTAACCCCGTCGTATTCATAAATCAGCCCGGAACCATTGGCGATAAGCACGCTATCACCCAACCCTTGCAAGATACACTGAGCAGACCCCTGAATCGTGCCTAAACTAGTGCTGGAACCGCTTGAATTGACACTGTACAAAGTAATACCGGAGACCTTATACAATACTCCCCTATGGAATAACATCCCCCGATCGGAACCTGATCCGTCTGTGGAGAAAGACACATACCCAAACCACGGCATCAAAACATAAGCTTGCGCGTTAGGGTCGTCCTGAACCTCTGGATACCAGTTCCTCGTGACTTGAGACGACAGTTGAACCGCCCTCGATTCATAAGTACCGCCGGTGATGTTAACAGGGATTCTCAAAAGTCCTCCGGCTCGGATTGGGACGCGTAAGTCGATCTGACCAGCCCCCGAATCTCCCGAATCGCCGCTTCGCCGTCTATGCCGGTGTGAGAAATGATCCGGTTTCTAAGTTCAGTCGAAACCCCTATAAGGTCCATCTTATTATGTGCCATCAGCCAAAGGAAATTCGGTGTTACCTCGTCCGGCATTTCCTCATCGGTGTCCCATGAAGTCAATCCCAGTATTTCGAGACGTGCGTATACCTCGTCATAAGCCTCGCCCATGCGTGTGTCGTTCTGGGACTCCAAGCTCTGCCCTATCGCGGTAAGGCGTAAAATCTCGCCAGCCCTTTGTTTGGCTTCGGTCTTACTTGCCACGTTTTACAGCCTTTTTCTTTGCGGTTTTCTTGGGCTTTGCACGGCTGGGAGAATCCTTCACTTCCTCGAAGTCGGGATTCCTCGATGCCTTTTCCGCGAAATGCCCGTGAAACTCCACAACGTCCCCGGTCGAAATGCCTTCCAGGCCATAGGCTCTTGAATCTACACAATCGGGTTTTACCAGTTTGAATTTCATAATGCCGTCGCTATCAGTTGAATTCTGGGGATTGTCCCCTGGTTAATCCGAACCCCGTGCTTGACGTGATTCGGGACGAATACGGTTAATCCCTGCTCGGGATAAATGGTCTCCACTACCTCGTCCTCGTGAAAGATATCCAAAGGGGCCGGCTTGTCTCCCGGCTGGAGGTAGTGAATTAAAGTCGTTGCCGTCAACGGGTAATGCACATGCGGGTAATTATCATCATACCCTTCGCCCTTTTTGGGGATCTGAAGGGAAATAAAAGACTTTACATGCTTGACAGGAATTCTCTTCCCTTCGAACGCCATCCGCGCCCTTTCCCTGAACTCTATCAATCCGTCGCTGTAGTCCTTTTGCACCCGCCCGGAGCCGTTCCAGTTCCTTTTGACGTATTCCAGCCACTCGGGGTGAAACGGCCAGTATTCCTTAAGGATAGGGGGGGCAAGCCCCCCTTCCAGTTTAGACCCGAGGGTCGTTTTGAACACCAAGCATCCACACGGTAATCGTACCCGTGCCGGTTCCTACTGCTGCCGCTTTAACCGTAACAATTACATCGGTATCCGCAGCCAATGCCGTGGGTTTCACCGTCATCAAATCTTCCTGAAGCGGAAGCCTGATGCCAACAGTGATTTTCTCATCGGGAGAGGCCGTGTCACCAGTGATAACACCTGAATCCAGGTATTTCGTGGTGTCGCCGACAATCCCAACGTCCAGTTCCAGCGCCTCGATTCCCGTATCCAGATCGTCACCGACCAGATACCCGTAAATCGGGGTGAAACCTTTCGGCATGGTGAACATGTAAACCACATCGTTAATGATGGTGATGGAGGTAAACGTGTAAGTCCCATAAAGGAGTTTCGCATTACCGCCCTCACCAACACCCGGAATAGGCTTGTAGTATTGCTCGGAATAAAATGTACTCGCCATGATTAATCTCCGGTAGAGCTGTGGAAGCTAGTCACGATGCCGTGCTGCTTCGAGTTGTAGAAAGTCTTCTTGATGTCGTTTTTCAGCGTAATGCCGACACCCGAAAGATGCTCGTAGTCGTCTTCCTTGCGACGCTTGAACGATGCCGTCCGACCCAGACCAAAACCGACTGCCTGAGCACCGCACAGAAATCCCATGCTGACCCGGGAAGTGGAAGCACCTGAAGTCACCAGGTTATCGCCTGTGGCATTCGCGCCCCAGACACCGCCGAAAGGTCCGGTCGTGCCATCGATGAACAGCGTATCGATTTCCGGTACTTTCTTGATGACTACCCCGTCTACCAGCAGATCACCGCCAGACCAGAGGGGATTGCCCTCAGCCCGTGGCAGTCCATTGGAATGCAGGGTCTCCAGATCGGCCTGAAGATCGCGAAACGCGTATGAACCGATAAACAGCACATACCACGGCTCGTCACCCTTCAGCATGACCGGACGGATCAGCGGGTCAGCGTTTTCAGCCATCCGCTTCAGCAGCCGAACAATGTCAGCATCCATCTTGTCCGCACTGGTATCGATCGCGCCGAGGGAAGTCGTATGATCCCCTGCAGTCAGGTTTGCGATTGCCGCGCCGTAGAGAATACGATCCGTGTTATTGGTTACCCACGTATCCATATTCCCGACAGTCGCAGCACCCGCACCCGTGGCACCGACCGTCCCGCCGTAGTTGGCGTAGGTCGTACCTGCGATGACAGCACCCATTGCCTGGATGATTTCGTTCCTTTTCTTCTCCATGGCCCAGTTCATGAGGGCCGGACGTGCTTCAGAGAAAAGATCAAACTCAGCCAGTTCGTTCTCTTCATTGTCGATCAGCACACCATTCCGTTTGTACTTGGGTTGCATGGTGAAGTCATAGTTACTGAGCGCTTCCTCGTTGCCCGTCAGGGTCGCGGAGCCGCTCACACCTTCCCCATCCAGCTTTGCAATCAGCGGGATAGAGACCTTTTTCAGGTTGTT